GCAAAGCGTCGAATACTCCCTCAACTTGGTAATCGCGTGGGGCGTGTCTACTGATAGTAGTCATATAATCTTTCACACCTTCTTTGGAAATACCTTCATTCACTTCAAAAGGTAATCCATAGAATTTATTATTTCTAAATTCGTATGTGTAGTTGTGATCTTCACAAAATTTTATAATTCTATCTAAGAGTCCAATGTAAATCTCACCTGTTTGTGTAGAGAACAGGCGAATTTTTCCGTCCCAGTATTTGTTGCGAAACTGGGGGCTAAATTTTGCATTTGGAACATCAAAAGTAAATTGGTCTTGAAGTTCATAATATACATGAGGTTCTGCTTCTACCTGCAAGTAGACCTCATTCTTTTTAGATATAACCAAATGTGACATTCATAAAATATCAGTTATGAATATTTATTTGGTTAGTTAAACCCTGCCTGGAACCTGTGCCACTCAATAGCATTTTTGATTTGATAAGTGCGATTCGAAATTGTCTTGATAACTTCTTCAAGAAACTTCAACATAATATCGTAATATCTTATCTTAAGTTCTACCTTACTTAGTTTCTCATCACCATCCATATGCCTCTGTAGTGCCTCTTTGTCCCTAACTTTATATGGGAAAGGTTCTTCCTCGTAGACCTCTATAGGTGCCTTTCCGGTGTAGTAATTGTAGCGTTCTAGTTTGACGCGATTGTAAGTTTCTCTTGCCTTTTCGCGCAACAAAGTAATTGTATTATAGATTGTATAATACTTAGAATGAAGTTGAGGAATTTTTAAAGATTCATCATGTAAGTTGTCAGGGTCAATGACAGAATCTCTCTGCCACATTTCCTGAATTTCATCAAGATTCATGTACTTGTAAATGGATAGAGTGGTTTGCCGTCTGTACCTAGTATATCATAAATGGTGTATTTGAAAGCCACCTCTGCCGTAAAATAATTGATATCCGTAACCGTTGAATCAAAATCCAATGATGTTAAAGATACTGGAAAGAGATTTTTAAATTTTACAATTGCTGTTGAACCATAATTACTATTTAAAACATAAAGAGATCCATCACTATATGCTCTATCATAATCCACAGTCCCATTTGCATCTCTAATTAACACTCTATATTCTTCAAGACTTCCAGAACCACTAAAAGCGGTAATCCAGTTGTGGATCACCATATAGTTTTCCAAATTTTCATCAACAAGGAATCTTAAATTTAAATCACCAAAAGTCATTTTCCCACCAGGTTGTGGAATATCATTTAGATAATCTGGTTGGATTAATGTATTGAGAGTTATTTCTGGTATCTTAGCAGAATTGCAAAAGAAAGCAACCTTTGGATACTTTGCTAAAGTGAATTTAAATCCAGTCGGAGATAAAAAATTGCGATTGGATATTTGATTAGCAAGGGCATTTGTTGCCATAATGTTTTATTTGTATTTAGATAAAAAAAGAGGGTCCCGAAGGACCCTCTGGAGAAATGTGAACTAACTCACATTAAATTGGTAACCTTGACTCTTCTGTAGTAAACATTGGAGTTGGTTGAGATGATACCAGGATCGCTGGTGGTAGCACCCTTAGCGAATGGGTTGGCGACCAGACCATATCTGGTCTTAAAGCCAATCTTAGGTTGGAAGGTTTGCTCACCAACGGCACGAACCATCTGGAGAGGAACATATGGGCAATAGAAGAGACCAGCATCATAAGGATTAGCACCCTTATATCCAACAACATAGTACTGGTTAGCAGCAACGTTTGCCGAATATGGGTCGATGTAGACTCTAAACTTACCTTGGAGAACACCTGCGAAGGTGTTGCCAGTGTCATCAACATTCAGGTTAGCGTTGAGTGCAGGGGTGTAATCGAGAACACCAGCCATTGCAAGTGCTGAAGCAACGTCAGCAGAGCAAACGATAGTGTTGCCCTTCCCTCTACGAGTTTGCTGTGCAATTGCGTTTGCATCGCGCTCGATTTGGAAGATAAGACCCTTGAACTTCTCAACCGACCAACGACCGTTGGAGTCAACATCAAGGTCAAAAGTACCAGCAGTAGCAGTGTTGGTTTGAGCACCAGGAACAGCACTCTTATAGATGGTACGGATAACTTCGCGGTTGATTTCAGCGAGGATTTCAGTGCTGAGGATGTTAGCAAGCTCAGCTTCAGCGTTCAGACCGTGGATTGCCTTGAGGTCTTGGGCGAGTTCTAATGAGTACTCAGCTTTCAGAGCTCTTGACTTAGCGGTAACAGTAACTTTTTCAATCGAGAATGCCATCTCGTTGAAATAGTTGGTATTGCCGTCGCCAAGTGCTTCAGCATTACCAGTGCTCATACCTTCGCCAACATTGTACTGGTTAGCACCAGTTCCTGCGTTGGTTGATTGATCAGTTGGGCTGAGGATTGAAGGATTGCTTCCACCCTGAGCAGTAGTACCAAGACCAACAGCACCGTCGATGAAACCTGCAGACAGGTTAAGGCTGTTGTTCTGACCAGAGAATGCGGAATTTACTTCGTTATAGAAGGTTTCTGCACCAGACTGGTTGGTGTAGCGTGAACGCATTGCAAAGATGAGTCCAGTAGGACCATTCATTGGTTGAACGCCACAGATATCATAGGCGATCAGGTTAGGCATCGAACGACGGATCAATGAGATCAGTACGGGGTCGAAACCTGCGGTAGGTGAAGAAGCAGTGCCACCAAAACCACCGGTTCCAGCCGAGTTGGTTGGTGAAGCTTCGTAAAGGAATTCACGCTCTTCGCGGATTGAATTCTCCTGGTTTTCTAGCAGGATTGCGGTTACAGCTCTACGATGAGAATCTTTGATTGGATCAAGACCTTCATAGTCGAGGAGCGGTGCCCACTTCTCCTGCAGATGTTCTGCATTGAACATTTGCATTTGTTTTTACCTCTTTTTAAAACGTGTTAGTTTGACTTTATGATTAAAAAATCACTTTTTAGAAACTCTTTGGAGAGTCTGAAGATAAGCACTCATTGTGCCATTAACTGATTGACCTTGGGTATAATCAGTTGATTCAGACAGATTTTCACTAGCGTTTCTTTGAGTACCAGCAGTTCTGGTTGGGAAGTATGATTCCCTCAGAGTTACTAGTTTCTCACGATAGCTCTCTTCACTATCAAACTCAACATTTTCTGCAAGAGAAGCGAGTTTGTCCTTCTGAGAAAGTGCAAGACCCTCAGTGACTTCTGCAAAGATTACATCGGCAACTGACTCTGCTAATCTTCTATTAAGAGCAACATTTCTTTGAATTTGCTCGTTGAGTTTTTCTTCCATTTCATCAAGTTTATCTACCATGCTCTCGATGACATCATATCTATCTTCAGGGATTGTTACATAATGATCTTCAAAAAGACTCTTCATACCTTGGAGGAATGATTCGGTCATTTCAGTCTTAAGACCGTGCTCAACTGCGAGTGCATTTTCGGAAATCCACTCGTCAGCAACATACTCCAGGTAAGCATCAACACGGTCGGTAAGACCTTTTTTGATTGCTTCGATTTCTTCTACGAGTGTTGCCTCGTAAGAAGCCTGGAGTTGCTCTTTGATTTCAGCAACCTTAGATTTGATTGCTGCCTCAAAGATGGTGCGAGCCTTCTCTTGGAATTCCTCGGAGAGCTCTTCACCAGCAAGGAGAGCATTGACATCTTCTTCGATATCAAACTCTTCCTTCATATCTTCTTCTTCGTCTTCACCTTTTTCGTGACCCTTACCTTCCTTCTTTTCGCCTTTTTCTTTTTTGCCTTCTTTATGAGGAGCCTCACCAGACTCTTCATCATCTTCCTTCTCTTCTGCTTCAGCAATCAAATCCTCTTCATCCTCCTCGGTCTCTTCCTTCATACCTTGACCAGGTGCCGAAACTGGAGTCGCTGAAGTGTGAGCAGCTTCTGCTGCGCCAGCTTTAGCATTAACTACATTTCTTACCTGAGCAAGAGTTTTGCCAGGAGTGTTAAGTTTTGCTGAATCATCGTCTGTGCGATAATTTTCTGGAGTAGGACCACCTAAATCCTCCCAACCACCAGTTTGTCCTGGAGTTGCTCCATCCAGGTGATGCATTGGTTCGGCAGCTGCAGCCCCTTTGGTTACTACGTTTTCCATTTCTTGTAAATTTCTACCAACGGACATTTTAGATTGATTGTGTTATAATCTATATTTATTTATAATTTATAGATTTGAAAGAAATTCTTGGAACAATTGTACTTTGTTCTCTTGAAGTGTTCTTTCATCAATAAGAGTATTAATTCTCTTCTGAGTTTGTTCGGCAAGTTTTTCACGAAGAATACCACCTTCCCAAACCCACTCTTTACCTTCCATAATTCCCTGAACAAAAGCGTCAGGAGCAGAAGGGTCGGCAACGATATCAGCAGCGGTTGCTAGCATAAAATCTTCACCAACGATTTTGTGACCTTCGTTAGTCATTTTTAATGAACCAACACCACGAGAAGAAACACCAAGACAAACTCCCTCACCAATAAGAGATTTTGCAATCTTACCCATTGGAGTTTCAAGAAGTTGTGCTTTACCTCTGAAGTTTGTTCCATCTTGCTCAAGAGAAACAATCTTGTGAGAAACACGGTCAAGATTTACAGTTGGACCATCAGGGTGACCAAGTTCTCCAAGAGCACGACCCTTAGAAACAAATGCTTCATTATATCTGCTTACCTCTTTTGCAAGAGTTTGCATTGGATACATTCTCCCATTACGGTTGCAAATGTCTCCTTGAAGGAAAATACCTTCAATAAACATTTTCTTATCGGCACCTTTACCTTCTGTAATAAATTCTACTTTTTGAATTTCTTCTGTGATGAGTTTCATTTTTTTATTCTGCTGCTAGGGTGACAACTTCTGCAATATTGAAGAAAGTATCTGGTTCATAAGTAATGCAAGATACTCTTACACTTTTGGCTAATGTTGCTCCAGTAACTGCAACACCAGTAAGTGCCGAACTGTTGAAGTTAATTGTTACTGAAGAATCAGTCATTGATACAATTGAATTGTGTGTAGTATTGATACCTGCTGTAGGAGCATTTTCAATCGTCACATAATCTGTAGGAAGAAATGGATTACTAGCATTGTTATCAAATATAACTGTAGTAGTTGTTCCTGTAGTTACGCCAACAATTCTTTGTCTTCTCAGAGTTTCCTTGATAATGTCTGTGCTATAAGAAGTGATGTGAAAATTATCTTGCGTTGCTACTGGATTTGTTCCAATAGCAATATATCCACCAGAACTTCCAGTGGTTGAACCAATG